TCACTTAGAATCATGGGATGGTACAGGTAGTGAAGAAGTAGCATTTATCGAAGAAAGAGTATTACAAGCTCTTAAGAAAATGGTACTTAGATATTCACAATGGGGTGACACAACTATTACTGCTGGCGATTTAACTGCTGGATTAGATGTGAGTAAATTCAACTGTATTGATGGTGTTTGGAAACAAATATTTCAAGGCGTTGCGGCTAAAAAAATAACAAGAGTTGAAATAACAGAAAATGCTGGAGCTACATACAACGAGCAGAATACATTAGATGAGCAGCGTGCGTGGAAAGTAATGCGAGATTTATACAACAAGTCAAATCCAGCGATATTAGAAATGCCAGGCGTTGCTTTCTTTATGACTCGCAGTATGTTCAATAACTGGGTAGACTTTAGAGAAAGTAAAGGCTTTGACGTTTGTTGTGAAGGACCAGAAAAAGCATTGTCTTCAGTTAGACAATATAGAGGTATTCCAATTAAAGTAATTAATTATTGGGATACTTCAATCAAAAAGTTTTTCAATAATGGCACAAAATTAAATTTACCTAATCGTGTAATTTTAAGCGCAACATCTAATATGCCAATTGGCACAGAAGATGAAAATTCATTATCAAACTTAGATTCTTTCTACTGGAAAAAAGACAAAGCTAATTATGTAGACATAGCTTTCTCTTTAGATACAAATGTATTGCTAGAAGATTTGATTTCGGTAGCATATTAATTCACTCTAAAAAATTTACTCATGCCATTTGAAACATGTATAGCAGGATTAACTGGAGATTTTACAAAAGATTGTAAGAATCCTCCAATACTTGGATTGGAAGAAAATGCACTAATAATTCCATTTGATGATATAGACAGATCAGCAACAACATTTGATGCAACAGGAACTATCATAACCAACTTAACTTTAAAAGCAGGTGCTCAGAAAATAAAAGTTCAAGCATTCAAGAAATTCAAAGATGGTGGCTATGAAACAAAATCAAATGCAGATGCTCCAGATGGTGCTATTCATAGCTTTGCGTTTGTGTCGCCAAAAAATGATGCTAATGCTAAAAAGTTTATTAACTCTCTTTTTACTGGAGCAAAATGCGTTGTAATAGTTGAGCGCAAATGGAAAGGTGCGGTGAAAGACCAAGCATTTGAGGTGTTAGGTTACGACTTAGGAATGGGAGGCACTTCAACTATGAAGTACTATGCAGACTTAGGTTCTCATGTTGTTACTTTAAAAACGCCAAACGAAGAGCAAGAGCCATTTGTGCCGTACACATGGAAAGAAACAGATTATGCAACTACAAAAGCTGAGTTTGAATCATGGGCGGCTTAAAATATACTGTTTCCGAATTAGAACAAATATTATCTGTTGGAGTTGATGGTATTAAAAATGACCGTCAACTCAAAGGCAGAATGCTTCAATATGGTATGTATATTTTTGGACAAGTAGGTTGTACTACTTGTAATGAAGATATAGCTCAATTGTATAACAATTTAAAAAATAATGGTATGTCAACCTTAAAAAACAAAATAGAAAGAAATTTTGAGTTAAAAAATGGCTTTGTTGGTCAAATGAGTTTTGGCTCGCAACAACATTTATCCAATGCTAATCTCACTGATGAACTAGCGTTGGAATTTTTGTCAATAAATCCAGAAAGAATTAAATGTTTTGAAACTTTTCCTAAAAACTGGCAAAAATTAGTGACTGATTTTGTTGCTTCTTTAGCAGAAAAGAAAGCACAAGAAGCTAAACAAGCAAAAGAAGCTAAAGAGAAAGCTGAAATTGAGAAAAATGCACAACAAAAGGCACAAATAGAAAAGATTGTCGATGATAAATTAGCTAAAACGGCAACTGATACTAAACAAGCAGAAGAAGCCACCAATGAAACAATAGAAACAACAGAAACAACAGAAACAACAGAAACAACAGAAACAACAGAAACAACAGAAACAACAGAAGAAGTAGCTGTGAATGATTCAGAAGCAACCACAACGACATCAACTAAAAAATCAACTAAAAAATAAAGCTGTGCGTGGCTGGATTAAGAGTAATAGTATCAGATATTGCGGACAGAAATATAACTCTGTACGATAAATCACTCGGAATTATCCGAAATGGCGAAGATAATATATACCCAACACGAACAGAACGCATAATCAACAGCTCAGTAACTGCAAAATCGGCAGCTTCCATGTATGGTAAATTCATAATGGGTGCAGGTTTTACAGTTGACATGGAAGACTACACTATAGGTCGCACAAAAAATAGAAAGCTTACACCAAATAAACTATTACAAGCAATAGCAAATGAGATAAAGAATCATGCAGCTTGTTTTATTCATGTAAATTATAATGCAAATTTCAAAATATCAACGGTAGCTGTTATACCTTACAGTTACTGTCGTTTTGGCGAGGAAGATAACGACAATTATAGCGGTAAAATAGTTGTTTATAATAACTGGGATAAACGCTATTCTCAAAAGTTTGACAAAACGAAATTCAAATCATTAGATGTATTTAATTCTAATCCAGCAGTTGTAAAATACCAGGTCGAAAAAGCAGGAGGCTTTGATAAATATCTTGGTCAAATTTATTACTTGACCTTAGATAGCTCCTCCACTTATCCATTGTCGCCAATTGATGTCGCAATGGAAGATGCAGAAAGTGAATATAACTTTGCTGTATTTAGAAATCGAACCATCAAGAAAGGTTTTTTTATAAGTACAATACTTAGACATTCGCCATTTAAGGACGATAAAGAAGAGGAAAAATTTAAAGAAAAAATTAAAGAGTTTCAAGGTGCAGAAAATGCAGAAACTATCATGATGTTAGAAGATGAATTTACATCAGACAACAAAGATGGAAATCTTAGAATAGATAAATTAGCAGTTGATTATAATGATAAAATATTTGAGTTTTCAACAACTACAGCTGCTAATAATATTCGCAAATGTTATAAAAATATTCCAGTAGTTTTAATTGATTATGAACAAGGAAAATTAGGCAACACAAGTGGAGAAAGTTTTATTGCAGCACAGAAGTTTTACAACTCTATGACAGAAGAAGAAAGGTTGAGTGTGGAAATGGCAATGAAAGAAATATTTTCTAGTTACAAAGAAAACATTAACCCAACTGGAGATTGGAGCATTAAAGAATTGACGCTTTTAAAACAAGAAGCATCAATATCAATAGATGATATTTTAAAAATAATATCCGCAATTTCTGAAAATAAAATTTCTTACGATTCTGGACTTTCGATATTAAAAGATTTATACGGATATGATGAAGAAGATGCAAAAAAATTATTAGGACAACCAAAACAATTAGACAATGGCGGTACTGTTAATTAATAAAAATGATTTTTCAGATTTCAAAACAATATCAAAAGGTGTTGATGTAGAACGCATTGAAACATTTATACAAGAAGCGCAAGACTTTGATTTAAAAGAAATTATTTGTCGTCCTTTTTTCTTTGATATTCTAAAAAACTTTCAAGAAGTAGATTATCAAAAATTAATACATGGAGAAACATATATAGATAAAGATGGAAATGAAATTGAGTACAAGGGTATAAAGGCTGTACTAGTTTATTTTGCTTATGCAAGATATGTTTTCAAAGGAAGTGTAACAGATACTGGCTTTGGTGTTGTTCAAAAGAAGAACGAATATTCTGATCCAATATCAGAAAAAGAAAAAAAAGATATCCGAACATCTAGTCGTCAAGATGCAATGATATATTGGAAAGAGTGTGAAATATATCTCAATGAAAAGATTGAGTTATTCCCTAAATGGAAAGAATGTATAGATGGTTGTGGTTGTGATGGAGTTAAAATAAATGGCAGAAGAAAACTTAAAATAGATAGCATAGGATGAAAGTTAAAATTCAAACAAAATTAAATAGTCCAGTGCCTCAACTAATATTGAAGCCAGAAACACCAGCAGATGAAGCGGTGCTTGATGCTATTCTCAATCGAAATGGTGCGCCATCCGCTCCAGATTGTGGCTATGCTATAGTTTCATTTGAACGAAACGGTACATCATATCAGAGTATAACATTCGGATTAGCTAACTGCACAAATGTTATAGAACCTCCACAAGAATGTACACAGGAGTATGTAGAATGTGGTTACTGGGAAATTAATTATTCAATTTAAAAATTATTATAAAATGGGTTTATTATCATTAAATAAAAGAGAAGACAAAACGAGTGCTCTAACTACAACTGAAGTAGATAGTAACTGGCAAACTATTGAAGATGCTGTTAATGAGTTGAATGATATAAAGTTGGAAGATGCTCCAAATGACGGAAAACAATATGCGAGGGAAAATCAAAGCTGGTCGGAGGTTGTAATGCCAAACATAGACACCTCTTTGTTTCCTAATGGCTTCGAAATGATAACATCGACACGGAATTTCTTACCAACGGACGCTGGTAAATTGCTTGTTTTGTTGAGTGATGCCGTAGGCTTAAAATTGC